AATATTTGTAGGTACCGCAGGAAATTATGGTTATAAGATAGATATACCTGGAGGTGCGGATTATGACAACAGAATAGTTTCTGGAGTAGATAGTTATTACTATAATAGGGGCAGTTCTCCGGGATCGGCAATAACCGCAGGTGGTAGAAAATTAACAGTTACAGTTGGCGCTGTAGGTAGCTTAGATACAGAATTTAAAGCTAATACTTCAGGGACGGGTCCTCGAATAGATGTATTTGCTCCAGGAGCAAATGTAATGAGTTCTGTAAATACCGGTATCGGTTTCAGCGGAGTTAATGATCCAAGGAACGGTAGTTTCTTTTTAACTAAAGCATCGGGTACAAGTCAAGCAACCGCACAGGCAACAGGTGTTATTGCATGTTATCTTGAATCCAATCCATCCGCAAATCTAGAATTTGTATTAGACTATCTGGTATCAAATCTTACAACAAGCAATAACTTGGTCGATACTATGGGAAGTTATGGAGATTTTAGATCTCTGCAGGGGGCACCAAATCTTTATCTATTTGCCGATTTTACAACTGCGGCAACAGGTTACGCAAGGGGAACTACCGGTGTAGTTTATCCTCCATTGACATATACCAGCAGGGGCAGTAGTTACGTAGTATATCCTAGATATAAAGTTAAGCTACAATCTTAAGAGAACAAAAATGGCTATAACCACAAATTTTTTAGTAAACCAAGGTTCTTCATTTACTCAAACAATAGGGTATACTGATGATTCGGGGAATCCTGTAAATCTAACAGGCAGATTCCTGCGCGGTTATATAAAAGAATCTTATAGTTCAACCAATGCATTTGCTTTAACTTTAGAGTATGCAAATATTAATGCAGGACTCATAACAGTTTCTCTTAATCCCACAGATACATCTTATCTAGACGCCAAGCGTTATGTATATGACATTGAGGGTTATTTAAATTCGGGCAACATCTTACGATTATTCGAAGGAATTGTCACTGTGAATCCTGGCACAACTTCATTGGCAAGACCTACATATATCTATAATAGAGAAAATTATTTCACAGCAAATCTTATTCCCAAAGAACAAGATACATATAGTCTAGGTACGCTCGGTACAGGATACAAAAATTTATATCTTTCAAATGCAAGAATAACCGGGAATGGGGCAAATTTAGTATTGCCTGATAATCTTTTTATTGGTACTGTTCCATTTCAAACCGCAGTTAATGTTTCAGTAAATAGTTATTTTGGAAGTAACGATTTAAGTAATATTATAGGACAAACTGGAGCAACGGGACCTATAGGACCTACAGGAAATACTGGTGCAACAGGACCAGCGGGTCCACAGGGACCTTTGGGATATTCTGCGGTACTATTTAATATAACTGCGAATGTTAACGATTTTTCAAATACATATACTTTTTCGGGTATGGGAATAAATGGAGACAATCAAGAAAATCCCACAATATATGTATACAAAGGCTTCAGATATGGCTTTGTTAATGAATCGAACGCAACATATCCGATGCAAATATTAGATTCTGCGAATGGCAATGTACAAGTTACAGGAGTCGTATCTGCAAATGAGATAATTACATTGATAGTTCCTTTCAATCTCACAGGAAATCTATATTATCAGAGTACAACTAATCCAGAAATGGGTGGATTAATAGTAGTAGTTTAAGGATAAAAAAATGGCAAAGATAACTTCCAGAGAAGGCCTCAAAGAATACTGCCTTAAAAGATTAGGTTCGCCGGTTGTAGAAATAAATGTGGCGGACGAGCAGATAGAAGATAGGCTTGACGATGCTTTCCAATTTTACAGAGAATATCATTACGATGCCGTGGAAATGGTTTATCTGAAACACCAGTTTACTGCTGAGGAAATAACACAACAGTATGTAGAAATGAATGATTTGGTTGTCGGTGTAAGCAGAATACTACCATTTACTGCAAGGTCAAGGGGTGTAGATATTTTTGATATACGTTATCAAATTCTGATAAATGATCTTTATAGCCTAATGTCTACAGATCTGATTTATTATACAATGGTTAAGACTCAATTAGAATTAATTAATCAGTTGCTGGTTGGAGAAAAGCCAATAAGATTTAATCGCCATATGAACAGATTATATCTGGATATGGACTGGGCTGCCGATATCAGAGAAGGCGAATACGTTATCATCGAATGCTATAGAATACTAGATCCTGAAACGTATACCGATGTGTACGATGATATGTTTTTGAAGCGTTATGCTACAGCACTAATAAAGAGGCAATGGGGAACTAATCTCAAGAAATTTGAAGGAGTTCAATTACCTGGCGGTGTAACACTATCGGGACAACAACTTTATAATGAAGCAGAGGAAGAGATACAGAAGATTGAAGATGAGATACAATCCAAGTTCGAATTACCTGTAGATATGTTCGTAGGATAATTAAATAATGATTATCATCTAGGCTCATAGTAAATAGTAACATCATGTCAATAAGAAATCTATAAGTAAAATGGCTACAGTTAACCATTATTTTCAGTCAGGTAGAACGATTGGAAGATCGTCTGAACAGAATCTCTATGAGGATCTGATAATTGAATCCATGAAGATTTATGGTTTCGAAGTATATTATGTTACCAGAAAAGAGTTCTATGAGGATAAGATACTTACTGAGGATTATTTGAACACCTACGATAATGCCTACCCGATTGAGATGTACATGCAGAATGTCGGAGGGTTTGAAGGGGACGGAGAGCTTTTGACCAAGTTTGGTTTGGAGATACGAGATACGGCAAACTTCGTAGTATCCAAAAAGAGATGGCAGGATATTATAGGCAAGACCGGCAACTCTGTACTTCAGAGACCTGCTGAAGGAGATGTAATTTATTTTCCGTTAACTAAATCCTTTTTTGAAATACGCAAGGTTGATTCTCAAGAACCATTTTTCCAATTAGGTAAATTATACGTGTATACTTTGAGATGTGAACTGATGCAGTACTCTAATGAGAGATTCGAAACAGGTGTTACTGAGATCGACAGTATCATGGATGATCTATACAATACTGTAGATAATTTTGAATTCCTGAGAGAAGATGGAGAACCATTGATACTAGAAACTAATGCGATAACACCTTTAGTATTAGAGAATTATACTGCCAACAAACCTACACTTGATATTAAGAATGATTTATTTGATGTTGAGGCACCTGACGTATTAGATTTCTCGGAGCGCAATCCTTTTGGTGAGGTATTCAAATAATGTTAGATCAAAGATTTTACTGGGGAACTATAAGAAAGGCAATTGTTGCTTTCGGTAATATGTTTAACAACATAACTATCGACAGAAGAGATTCTAACGGCAATACGGTGCAGTTAATACGAGTACCATTATCTTACGCACCTAAGCAGAAATTCTTAGCAAGGATACAACAAAGACCAGATGCTGATAGCAAAACAGTTCAAGTAACGCTACCAAGGATGTCTTTTGAAATGGTGCAACTCGATTATGATCCCAATAGAAAGATCGCACCATTGCAGCAATCAAGATCAGTAAATAATGGAACAACTGCCAGTGCTCAGTATGCCCCTACTCCATATAATGTTGCCGTTTATCTATATGTCTATGCTAGGAATCAGGATGACGGTTTGCAGATAGTAGAGCAGATATTACCTTACTTCAATCCTGATTTTAACTTAACACTCAAAGCCATACCTGAACTTGATATTAAAAATGATCTACCGATAATACTAGATAGCATATCTTTTGAAGATGACTATGAAGGCGACTTTAATACTCGCAGATCAATTGTATGGACGCTCGCATTTACATTGAAACTTAATTTCTATGGTCCAATTAGAGATCAAGGTATTATCAAACGTGTTATTGCTAATACATATAACATTGATAATATAAATGATCAGATACAGAAGGTAACTGTTGGTACAAATCCTGGTAATGCTATGCCTAATAGTAATTTTGAATACTTGGAGATTTTTGAGGATTTCTAATGAAAGATATTTCTAAACTTAATGACATTTTTAATCTAGAGCCAACTAAAGAAATCCCTCAAACTGAGATAGAAGAAAAAATAAGTAACACTAAGGAATTAGATACTGAGGATGATTATCAACTTGCCCGCCAGACAATGCGCAAGTTACTTATCAAAGGTGAATATACGTTAGATGAGATATCTAATCTAGCAAGGAATTCTGAGCATCCCAGGACATATGAGGTTACTGGGCAGCTAATGAAAACGTTATCGGATGTTGCAAAGGATTTAATCAATCTGCAGAAGCAGGTAAAAGAGCTTGAGGAACCTAATAAGGTAAATCAAATAGGTACTCAGAATAATGTAGTGTTCGCCGGTTCTACTCATGAGTTAATGAAATTACTAAATAATAAGAATGACGGCAATACAATCGACCAGTAAAAAATTATCCTATAATGGGAATCCCAATCTAAAGCAGATTGGTACAGTAATATCTTATTCTCAAGAACAAGTAAAAGAAATAATTAAGTGTTCTCAGGATCCTATTTACTTTATTGAGACTTACTGTCAGATAGTTTCGTTAGATAAAGGATTAATACCTTTCAAGTTATACGAATGTCAGAAAAGAAAAGTTGAAACTATACTCGGCAATCGTAAAGTGATACTCATGGAAGGTCGCCAGCAG